ATTCCGAAAAGTCTTTATCTTCTTTATGTTCTCTAAATCGTTGTCTAACTGTCCGATTAGTATAGCCAACATAAATAGGATCGCAATTACCATAGATAACGTAAAACCTAGACGTTATCTTAAATGTTTTACTTAACTTTCTTACCATAGGATATTTCTCCTAAATAATTTACTGTAGGTATATCCTATCACTTAAAACATGTGGTGTCAAGCATATAAAAAAGAGCTCCCTATAGGGAACTCTTGTTGGTTATTTATTTATACATTTTGTCTATACTTGAATATATTCTGTTCAAGATACTACTAATCATTATTACTAAAGAAACCATTATCAATACTAACGATATTAGTATGTGACTATTAACTGTTCCACTTGACTGGGAAGTATTACTAGAAAGATAACCAACTGGAATAAAGAAGGCTGCTATTGAAAATACGTATACTGTAAATTCAAGCATATTGAAAAAAGAAGCACGGAACTTCTTCTTGCTTACAACACCATTTCTAACTACTCCGGCAACTATTTCTGGAACAACAAATATTAAAGTTAATACTATACCTGCTATAAAGTCGTTCTTTACAAATATCAAGTTTGCAATCAAAGCAATAATCTGTACTAGAAATTCTATTAAATTAACTAATAAGTACTTAGATCTTTTATCCAAACTTACTGCCCCCTTTAATCTAGGATACCTGACTTTCAATTCTGTTAAGGCCGTTAACATCTAGGTCACAAAAGCTATCTTTAATGTTCGCATCATCCCATAACTGGACGACGGGGAATGAGAAGTACCCTTGATTTTTTAAATATTCAAGCGTTTTATCTCCATTTTCAACGTCTACGAAAATGTCAGTCAGCTTATAACCGGAATGACTCTCTCCAAACTTATCTAGTCGCCTCTTTACAAAATCACATTTTCTACAATTACTCTTATGATAAAATTTAATCTCCAACAACTAAACTAGCTCCCTCATTATTTTTTCTGATTCGCTCTTTACGTCTTTACTGATATTCATCTTATCACTATACGCGTCTAAAAAGTCAAATGGCGTAGCATTGTCTTTAACAGTAAGACGTGTGCTATCTTTATTTTCTTTTGGTTTATAGACCAGCTTTAGATTTATTTTTTCAGCGTCTCTAATGCTAACTAAAGCATTGTATGTGTCCTTATTACTAGTTGTCACACGATAGTAATTGCTATGACTTTTAAAAGCAGCATTAATATCTTCTTCGTCAGCATTAACTGTAATAAACTTTGGATAGTCTAGCTTTTTGAATACTGGCATGTAGTCCTTATCTGTGTCTAGAATATAAAATCCCTTGTCTTGTCCCTCGTCATTGAAGTTTATTTGAACTGGGTTGCCTGTATAGGAAACGTTTTCGGCTAGATTCTGGCGCCAGTGATAATGTCCTAAAAACACAAAGTCACTGTCTTTATATCGTAAGTCGTCAAGACTATATGATCCACCTAGCTTATGGTTCCATCTTCCGTTCTTAGCACCGTTGGCACCAACGTGAGCAAACACGTAGTTATGGGTATTACTAAAGCTTTGTGCTTTAAGATATTTCTTAGCAATCTCAGCGTGTTCATAATAAGGTACAAAGTGTAATGTAATGTCATTGTCAGTTAGCTCGCCACACTCGTCAAATACCTTAATATGGTCATTTAAGTATTTTAACATGTTAACTGAGTTAGGGAAGGTGTCAGCATTAGTCTGCTCGTCGTGGTTTCCAACAACAATAGCTAAAACGAACTTATAATTAGCTTCTACGGCCTCACTAACGCAATCTCCAATTAATCTAACAACTGCGTCTGTCACAATTGGACTAACTGATTGCCGTTGATTAAATACGTCACCATTGAACACTAGGTAGTCATACTTGTTGTTAATGCAAAATTTAAATACGTCTCTGATAGCACTTAATGTGTTATCCAGTCTAGTTCCATACGGTTTGCCGTCAATTGGTTTATCATAGTCACTAAATAAGTCAAAATGAATATCGCTAACTACTGCAAGTTTCATATATAAGACACCCCTTTAGTTTATTCCGAAAGTTTCAACGCCAACCCCTGACAGATCAACGTTCTGAGACTGCTTAGTGTATTCTGGCTTGTCAGCAGTTGTATGATTACCTTTATAAGACGAATCTAAGTTTTCTACTAATCCCTTATGGTATTCAGTTTCCTTCTCTGTTTCACTGCTAATCCTACCAGTGCTCTTATCGTATTTGAAATATAAGAACTCGTCACTAATACCGTTTCTGTCACGCAACTTATCAATATAAAGACGTTCATAGCCTTCATTATTCTCATCGCTATTTCTATTGATTGTAAACACTGCCGCACAGATATTCTTTTTACGGAAAGAACCTTCAACGTTATCAAATGTCATTACCTCTGCGGAAGAGCTAGTTCTGTTTAACTGTGTACCCGTCCAGATAAGAACGTTTGTTTCGTCAGCGACCCCTACTAGATCTTGATATAGGACTTCACCAGAAACGGCTTCATTATCTGATTTATTACCAACTCGCATTAGGTCAGCGTAGTCTAGAACAACAACGTCGATCTTAAAATCTTCCTGACGTTCCAAAGACTGAATATAAGTTCTTAACTTACTAATTGTTAATGACCTAGTTGTGAATTTTTTAATAATTAGATTTCCAGAACTTTTACTGTTCTTATAGTAATTATAACCCTTCTTAATAAACTCACGGTTTACATAACCGTCTTTATTAAACATTTCTCGATAACCAGAATCTGTAATTACTCTATCTAGCCTTCCTAGGGCGTCACCTGTCTTACCTTCTAGATATACATACAATACGTTGTTATTAGAAACCAATGAGTAGTATGCTGCCAAGTTAGTTAAAATTGCTGTTTTACCAAATCCTGACGCACCACAGATAAGACCAATCTCTCCCGGTTGAAGACCACCTTTTAATGCGATGTCTAGGGTGCTCAACCCACTTTTAATACGCCCTTCATAGTCATGCTTATAGAAATACGCCTTTTTATTAAAGTCTTTAGCAATATTGATAGCTGGATTCTTATTACCACCAATGTCAATATCATTAATATCATCCATAGCTTTCTGAGTTCTTTCAGCTAGCCTTTCATTACCTTTTCCTGCTTCTTCAAGAATGGCAGCACTAGCTAACTTGTCTTTGATATAAACTTCTAAACTATCAACAAATGTTGTTGTTGTATCAACCTCTGTATTTAATAAATCCTTAGTCGTATCAATATACTCTAGCATGTCACTTTCAGACATTTCAGGATTACCTTGTTGACGATTACGGTTATTCTCACGAGTAAACCAATCGTCTAGCTTTGATAATAAACTATTTTCAGATATAAATTCGTCAGTTAAACTATAATAATGAACTAGTATCATTGCAATAGGTTGATACTTAGAATTACTTATAAGTTGTGGTACATTCCTAGATAAAATTGATTTTGTAAATTCAGAGCTTGCAATAGCTCTTGCCATGATCTGCTTCTCCATGACCTGATTGTTAGAATTAGACATTATCTATCCCTCTCTTTCACTAGATATAATAGTATCATTAAAATGTCTATCTGTCAATTCTATATTTATTACAAAATAAAACCAGCTCTCCAAACTGACCAAGGTTTAGATGAGAGCTGGTTAATAGTTAATCAGTTGTTTCAATTTAATTGAATGGATTATATCCGTGGTTCATTGTATCAATGACGCTTTTTATTAATTTTTCTCTCTAATTCTTTGACTCTGTTCATTAAATCGTCATTGTCTCTTTGTAGTTTGTCTATTTTATCTAACTTTTCTACAACCTGTTTTGACAATAGTTTTTCTCCGATAATTCCATTTTCAAAAATAGTGTCTTTATTTATTACAATCTGTTCTGTCATACCATTAGCTCTTGACGCTTCAATAACCTGTTCTTGAATACCAGAGGATCTTGACGACGTATGTTTGTTACTCATAATAACGCCCCTTTTTTATGTCTATATGTACGACCAACTACGGCATGGCCCAGCCCTTTTAACAGTTGCTAGTTATAAAATAACATGGAAAGAAAACACCTAGCCGTTTTACTTTATTGAAATTAAGCTACAAGCGGATAGTCGGACTTGAACCGGCGACAACTGCTTGGAGGGCAGTTATGTTACCACTACACCATATCCGCGTTTAACGTAAGGAAAAGCGTCCAAACCCTTTAAGTTATGTCAAACATAAAATCCTAATAAGGTTTATGTATCATAAGCCGTTATGCCACTTACACTGGTCAAGATGGGCGTTTGCACTTAGTCTATAGTAACCAACTATAACACGCACATTATGCCTCGTTCCAGAGTTGGACTGAAATCACCTGTTTACAAGACAGGAGTTCTACCGTTGAACTAACAAGGCGGTTTTACATCAAAGCTAGGATTCGAACCTAGAAATCCGGATTTGGAGTCCAGCAGTTTGCCAGTTAAGCTTACTTTGATAAAGTCCTAGCTTGGGCCACACTGTTAGGAGGTGTGCTAGGTGCTGTTGATAATACAAGTTTCTGAAAAAGCGTGCATTTAATCTACTTAATACACCTATTTTCAAACTTTTTATAGGCGTCAAAATATAGTTCATTTTTATCGCCATTGTAAGTCAGTTCATAATACATTCCGTCTGACACCGTTGTACTTAATAATGCCTTATGATTTTGAAGGGTCTTGCTATACCAAACTACGAATACATCATCATTACTGATTTCAGTATTATCTGTTTTATCAATATGTTCATTAGTGTATTCTTTTACTAATTTAGTGCATTTTTCAACAAATTCATTACTTGTCATAGTTTTCCTCTCTTTCAACAAAAGCCCTATCGGGATAGCTGGATTTGAACCAACGACATCTCAGTTCCAAACCGAGTGAACTACCAAACTGTCCTATATCCCGTCTATGTAACATAAGCGAGTTGAAAACTACCTCGCTATATTGCTCCGTGATCCAATTATGTAACCTAGTCTAATCAAGACTAGGAAGTAATATCATCAATCATCGCTGTTAATAATACTTTCAAGCGCGCTATTGCCTTGACTTCTATCTTCAATGGTTAACGCACTTAGCTGTGCCCGACTTGATGGAGATAATCCGTATTGTGTTGATAACACCCTGAATCTATCAAAGAATTTAAGGTGGGTCTTAATATAAGGATTTTCAATTGTCTTATATCCGTTTTTAGTTTCAACGGTAATCATAAGGTTGCCACCATCTTCTGCCATTGCTTTGTTCGATTCTTCCATACGAGCAAGACATTCAGCAAGTGCGCCCACGCCCATTCTATCTAAGTTAGACAGAATATCTGAATCTTCTAATAAGTCGCAGATATAATCATAATATTTTTCGGCAGTTTCCCACCCTTTGATAAAGTCAGGTGCCACACGTACCTCGTCATTAGCACCCTTGAGTCGCTCCTCATCTTCCATTCTTCTCTTTAAAGATGAAGCTGATTCGTTGTGACCCTTAACTAGCGCCGCAGGCTTTCTAGCATTAGGCATGTGTTCACCCGCCTTTAGAAATGAAGCGTATCATCTAAATTTATTGTAGTCTTTGTTAAATTCCAGTCGAAATCAATA